ACGAGATCGGCGACATGCTGGAGGCCGAAGGAGTGCTCGACTGGGATCCGGCGATCCGCGGCGGCGGGCGCAAGATCTCGTGGAAGGGAGCGATCCCAAGATGAGCGCGGCCCTGATCTTCCAGGTCGCCGCACTCCTGACGGGCGGCGCGACCGTCTACACGCATACGCACAGCGTCCAGGCGTTCGACCCGCAGCGACACCCGGGGCGCTTCGTGTGCCTGACCCGATCGAACGACGTGGTCGAGTCGCTCGAGGCGTGGGACGAGACGACGAGCGACGGCCGGCCTCACGACCGACGCGGGAACGGCTGCGTGTGGGTCACCCGCGCGCGGCAGGACTGGAGCGCGTTCGGGGCGGCGCGGGCCTTCGTGGCCGCGTGCAAGGCTGCGGACGTGGAGCGAGCGATCAAGAGAGCGAGGGCACGATGAGGGCGAAGGGCATGGTGCGCGCCGAGCGCGTGACGTTCCGGTGCTGCGATTGCGGGCGGCCGCTCGCGGTCAACGAGGCGCTCGTGTGCTCGCACTGTGACGCACAGGAGCTCGTCGAGTTGCGGAGTCTCCTCGGCCTCGGCCTCGAGATCGACGCGCTCGCTGGTCCCCGCGTCCTCGCGCCGCCCGCCGAACCGGTGAGCTGGTCGAACCCGTGCAGATGCCGATCGGTTCGACCAGGCGAGCACTTCCCCGAATGCTCGCGCGCGAGCGTTCATCGGGACGGTCACTCGTGAGGCGCTCGATCACCGCGCCGATCCGCGTGAAGACGGCGAACGAGTTCATCGCGATGGCGCACGTTCGCTCGAAGACGACAGGGCACTTCGTGGGACCCCACATGCAGACGGCCTACGTGCGCGAGATGCGCGAGACGATCCGCATGCTGCTCACGCAGCTCGAGCGGCCGCGACCGACGCTTGAGGACGGCACGCCGAACCGCTACCACGTGCGCCTCACGCGCATCGCGCCGGGCCGCGTCGACTCGCACGACAACCTCGCGGCGAGCTTCAAGGGCGTGGTCGACGAGATCGCGAGCTGGATCGGCGTGGATGACGGTCATGCTCGCGTGCGCTGGAGCTACGAGCAAATGGGCTGTCCGCTGAAGATGGCAGCCCTCAAGATCGAAGTGGAAGACCTGGCCCCCGGGCGCGACGTAGTGATCGAGCGCGGCAACCTGCCGGCGAGGATCACTCGCTCGAGGCAGCGCGGGAGCGACGAACTTGCGCCGCCGAAGCCCGCGCCTGCCGCGCAGGTCGAGCTCGTGTTCCGCGAGTGCTGGGCGGTCGAGCCATGGGCGCAAGATGGGTCGGGGGAGCCCGTGCTCACGCCGCTCGCGATCAAGGGCGACGCCGCGCCGCCGAGCATCCGGCTCCGCGTGCCCGCCGCCGTTTTCTCGGGGAGCGCGAGCGTGCGCTTCGCCCCAGGCACGACGGCCACCTTCACGCGCTCGCTGATGCGTGTTGAGGACCGCGAGTGCTGGATCTACACGACGCCGGACGGGCCGGCTGATAGTCACGAAACAAGGAGTAGGAGAGCACCATGAACGAAACGACGACGGGCCTCGTGATCAAGAAGGACGTGAAGACGGAGCTGACGCCGGAGCGTCGCGCCGAGCTGGGCGCGGAGATCGCCGCGCACACGATCGCGTACGACGAGTACGAGGAGCAGAAGAAGGCGGCGACGCGCGACATCACGGCGAAGATGAAGCAGGAGCGCGCGGAGTGGACGCGCAAGGCGAAGGCGCTGCGCTCGGGCGTGCTCGAGGAGCAGGTCGAGTGCGTCGAGGAGAGCGACTTTCGACGCTACGAGGTGAGCTTCCGACGCATCGACAACGGAAAGATCTGCGGCGTGCGCGCGATGACGGTGAACGAGCGTCAGCTCTCGATCGCGGGCGTTGAAGACGACGCGGCGCCCGTCGTCAGCATCGATCGCGGCAAGAGCAAGAAGCGCCTGAAGGCCGTGCCGGACATCGAGAACCCGGTCACCACGCCCGAGGATCATCACTGATGAACCCGGAGAAGCACCACCACCGGGAGCAGCCCGAGACGGTAGCGACGACCGATGTGCGCGCCCCGAGCGCGCGCGACATGGCGACGATCGAGCGCTGGATGAACGCGGTGACGCCGCGCGTGCTCGTCGCCGGCTGGGGCCTGGAGCAGGACTACGCGAACGCGAAGGTGTGGCGGCGCGCGGACGGCCTGCTCGTGATCGCCGAGGTCGCGGTCTACCAGACGATCCCCTGGCTCCACGTGTCGACCTCCTTCCCGGATCGCATCCCAGCGCATGAGGATCTTCGCGCCGTGAAGGCGCAGTTCGTCGGCGACCGTCTCGCGGTCCAGGTGTTCCCGCAGGAGGCCGAGTACGTCAACGACATGCCGTTCGTGTTGCATCTCTGGTGCAAGCTGGTCGGCGAGCGCTTGACGCCCGACTTCCGCAAGCACTCGCGAACGCTCGGCAGGAGCTCGATATGAGCGCGCCGACCATCCGATGGGACGAGTCGCGCGGGACGCACGGGCAGTGGGATCTCCGAGGCCTCGGCCCCGAGGATCTGCGCCGCCTGCGCGACCAGATCACGGTCATCCTTCGCGGCGACGTCACCGAAGGAGGCGTGCGCTGCACGTGCTTCGACGTGCTCGACGCGAACCCCGACCAGCACATTCACGGGTGCCTGCGGCTGCGGGTGGGCACGTGAGCGATCTCGACGATGACGGCTCGGTCCGTCGCTCGCTCGTCGGCGCGTGCATCCTCGGCGCGCTGGTGACGGGCGTCGTGCTGCTCGTGCCCGTCCTGGTGCTCGTCAGGGCGGCGCAGATCGTTCGGGAAGCGAGGGCGCGGTGAGCTCGCTGGGCGAGGCGCTACCGGCCGAGATGGCGCGGGTGCGTGACCACGTGCTCCCGCAGTACCTCGCGATCCCGGAGGGCCACATCGCGGCGACGATGATGCGGCTCGACTTGGACCAGGCGGCGAAGGCGCTCGCCGAGGGCGACGTGGTCGGGATGCTCCGCGCGTACGAGGCGCTGAAGGCCTACACGCTCTGAGAGATGGAAGCGCGACGCCCGCGGATTCCTCGCGAGAGGGTCGGGCCGCGGGCGTCGCAGGAGCACGAGCATCCTTGCGGCTGATCGAGCGAGAGGAATCTAGCATGGCGAGAGCGAAAACGTCGACGACGCCGGCGCGCGACGTCCCCGGGATGCAGGCGGCGGGCTCGGTCGCCGCGGTCTGGAAGCCCATCGAGTGGGTGAAGCGCTGGGCGGAGAACCCGCGGATCAACCACCACGTCGTGGCGGGCGTGGCGAAGTCGATCCAGGAGTTCGGCTTCGGCGCGCCGCTCATCTGCCGCTCGGACGGCACGCTGATCGCGGGCGACACGCGCATCCAGGCCGCGCACAAGCTCGGCCTCAAGACGGTGCCGGTCCGGGTGATGGACCACCTCTCGGACGACGAGGCGGCGGCGCTCGCGCTCGCGGACAACCGCCTGGCCGAGCGGGCGAAGTGGAGCGAGCCCGGCCTCGGCGCGGTGCTGCAGCGGCTCTCCGCCGACCTCCGCCTGGCGACGGGCTTCTCCGCGCGCGAGAGCCTGCGCCTGGTCGGGATGCTCGAGGAGCAGCAGCGCGCGCCCGCGGACCTGAAGGACGACGTCGCGCCCAGCGCCACGGACGAACTGCGCCGCAAGTGGAAGACGAAGCTCGGCGACCTCTGGACCATCGGTGGCTCGCGTTTGCTGTGCGGAGACTCGACCAGCGCCGCCGACCTCGCGCGTCTCATGAACGGCGAGAAGGCCGTCCTCCTGAACACGGACCCGCCGTACGGCATCGGGTATGCGGACACCGGCCAGATCACGGTGCGCGGAGGAAAGCTCAAGAGAGATCCGGCGATGCATGGAGACATCGAAAACGACGATCTCCAAGGCGAGAAACTTCAGGCATTCCTTGAGGAAGCGTTCGCCGCCGCGCTCCCGCACCTCGCGCCGAACGCTGCCTGGTACGTGTGGCACCCGCAGATGCGGGAGAGCGCGTTCTTCGGCCGCGCGCTCGACACGGTCGGAGTAGTACTCCACCGACACATCGTCTGGGTGAAGCCCCGGATGCACCTGACCCGCTCGGGGATGTACCACTGGCGGCACGAGGGCGCGTACTTCGGCTGGGTCCGCGGCAACCAACCGCCCTGGCTCGGCGACAAGAAGCAGACGAGCGTCTGGGAGATCGGCCGCGACGGCGACGCGGTGATGCACCCGACCCAGAAGCCGCTCGAGCTCTTCCAGCGGCCCATCGCGAACCACACGAAGCCCGGCGAGCTCTGCCTCGAGCTCTTCTCGGGCTCCGGCTCCCAGGTGCTCGCCGCCGAGATCACCGGCCGGCGCTGCGCTGCGATGGAGCTCGACCCGAAGTACGTGGCCGTCCTCCTCGAGCGCGCCTCGTCCCGCGGCATCCCCTGCGCCAAGGTGGGTTGATGCCGTCGCGGAAGCCGGCCCCGCCCGCCGCCCCCCTCACGAAGACCCAGAAGGCTCGCGCCAAGCTCCGCGAGGAGGCGAAGGCCCATGGCGTCACCGCGAAGAGCCTCAAGCCCCGCCGAGGCCCACGCCAGCGCCGCCGCGAGTACAGCTTCGAGGAGCTCTCCAAGATGAGCCCCTCCGTCCGCGCACGTGCCCTTCGTGGGCGCTCGGCTCCCGTCCTCGGCGAGAGGGCCGACGCCACCGCCAAGGCCGCGCTCGAGGGCGCCGAGGCCCAACGTCGTGGCCGAGGGCGTCCCACGCTCCTCACGAGCCTCGTGATCGACGATATCGTCCAGCTGATGGCCACGGGAGCGGGCGTCGAGGTCTGCGCTGCGGCCATCGGCATCGCCCCGACGACCCTCTCCGAGTGGTTCGCCCGCGCCGCCGATCCGAACGAGAAGGTCCAAATCTTCCGAGATTTTGCGGGATCGATCGCCCAGGCCCGTGCCCAGTGGGAGATCACCTCCCTCGGCATCGTCGCCGCGGGTGGGGCTCCAGCTGCGACCCAGGGCGGGCGTCCGGGAGACTGGCGGGGCCGCGCGTGGCTGCTCGAGCGGCTGAAGCCTGAGCGCTTCGGGCCGCCGACGAAGAAGCTCGAGCACTCGGGGACCGGGCTCGGCGGGGCCATCCGGATCACCGGGTCTGTGGAGCTGCCCGCCGAGGTGCCGGACGGTCCTCCGTCGCTCGGCGCCGGCAAGCCGTCGCTCACCCCTCGAGGTGTCGCCGAGAGCAGCTCGAACGGGAAGGGGCTGCCGATCGTCACGGAGGGCGTCTCGCTGCCCGAGGAGACCGATCCGGATCCCTGAGAGGTCTGGGTGATCCCTGAGCGATCAGCCACGCGCGAGGGGGCCCGCGATCGGCAGAGGAGCATGGTCCATGTGAACTCCGCAAGATCCGTAGGATCTTGGGCCTTGACGGACCCGTTCACACCTCGCGTCTGTGCTGGTCGGTCTCGCGCGCGTACCGGTACAGATTGGCGGGACACCTCTGTCCCCCCAATCGAGCTAGGCTCGACTCGCGCGCAGGCAATTTCGCCCGCCCGCTGATCCATCGGAGCCAGCATGAACACGACCGACACGCGGCCCTGCGGGGGCTGCGGAGAACCCGCGTCCGCCCACCCCGTCGTCCTCGACCAGGGCGACAGGCGGTGCACCACCTACGAACCGACGCCGCGCTTCAGGCGCCTCGCGCTCGGCTCCTTCAAGAGCTTCGTGCCCAAGGAGCTCTCGGACGCCAACGGCCGGCGCTGGCACCTCGTCCTCGAGCCCGAGTCGCCCGAGGACGCGTCGCGCAAGGGCTTCGCCATCTTCCGGGAGCTCGGCCCGAACGATGACTGCGTGCCGTCGGAGGAGCTGCTCGACATGCTGCGCGGCGGCACGCTCTCGATCGACGGCGCGGCGGCGCTCCAGGAGAAGCGCAACAGCGACATGCTCGGCGAGGTGCGAAAGCTCGCCGGGGCGTTCGACAACGAGACCACGCTCCAGGCCGTCGAACGCGTCGTGAACGCGGAGGACCTCGTGAATGTCCGCGGCGCGTTCGCCATGGTCTGGGTGGAGCTCTTCCCCGACGCCCCGGACGAGTTGCACCGCATCCCGCTCGAGGACGCGACCACCAGCTGCATCGGGCGGATCAAGTCGCTCCGCCGAGGCGACCAGGAGAGCGTGAAGGCCTCGATGGAGATCGCCGAGCGCAGCAGGCAGATCGCCCGCGCGCTCGGTGTGAGCGAGGCGATGCCGTGGAAGGAGCTCGTCAGCGCGGTAGCCATCCGTGCCGCCGCCTTTCTGCGTCTCCTCGACGTCGAGAGCGCCCGCGACGAAGCCTTCCACATGCGCGACCAGGCGCTCGCCCAGCTCGAGCAGGTCCAGACCCAGCCGCTCACCTCCGCCCAGGTCATCCAGCTCGCCCACGCCCTCGGGTTCAACGTCACGCAGAACCGGTGCGAGCACTGCGAGGCGAAGGCGATGACGGAGGCGAAGGCGATGACGGACGCGCGAGCGGCGAAGCCAGAGGCGCCCGGATTCTCCGAGCTGGACCCCGGCCCCACGACAATCGGTGGGTGCGCGGGCCCGTTCCCAGACCCCGAACTCACCTCCATCCGCGCCGAGCTCGCCGCGCTCGGCAAGCACCTGGATGACGTGGAGCGCAGGGCGTATGCCTGCCCTGGCGATCGCATCGGCCACCTCACCCACGCAGAGGTGGTGGCGCGCCTCACGACCCTCGAGCGTCAGGAGTCGCAGACGTACGCGCTGGTCTCGCGTCTCGAGAAGCGCCCCACCTCAGTCCCCGCCGCGACCGAGGGCGCTCTTCGCGAGCTGGAGAAGCGCGTCGCCGAGTGGGAGCCCATGCTCGATCGCCGCGATGCGCGGATCTCCGACAGGCTCGACGACCTCGCTCGAACCGCGAGCGAGGCGGACCTGGGAATCGCGCGTCGGCTCGACGATCTCGCACAGCAGACGCGAGAGGCGCTTCTCGTCGCCGCCGCGCTCGAGGGCACGGCCAGTCGCAAGCGGGTCTGAAGTCTCTGCCCGGAGCCCGCGTCATGCTGCGCGGGTAAGGCGCGAAAGCCTGCGCCTCGTTCGTCCGGCGAGGGTCCTGTCGCGTAGACGGCAGGGCCACGCGGCGCCCCCACGGTGCGCCGAGCTCGGGAAGCCCTCCGAGCGCCGCTGCCCCCTCGTAGATGGACCGAGGCGGGCAGCGGGTGGGCGGCGCTACCATCCACCCAGGAGTCCACCAT